TATTATTGCTAAATCATTTAGTTTTATTTTTTATAGAAATCTTTTAACATTAAACATGTTGGGTGTTATAATTAAAGATGAAGAATTTTATAATAATTTAACAGAAATGACACAAATTCAAGTAAATGTTCAAGATAGAAAAGTTATTGTAGATAATAAGCAATATCCATTTACAATGTCATCAATTGAAGAAACTATATACGAAAATGGTGGTGTTATTGGATTATATGAAAAATATAAAGACGAAGGTTTTTCAGAATTAGTAAAACAAGCGGTTGTAAAAACTGAAAATAAAGGAGGTTGTAGTTCAGGAGGTTGTTCAAATAAAGATTTAGATTGGTAAACAAAATTGAATTTATATATTTTATAGCAAACAATCTTAAAATGGGTATTTGTCACGATATTTTAAAAGCAATTATTAAAATCTTGCTTATTATGGGATTATTTTGCTTGATTATGTGGTTTGGTTCTTCAAATAATCCGAACGAGGAATGGATATTGATGATTTTTATTCTTATTCTTGTAATAGTTATTTTTAAATTAGATACTAATAGTAATAGAAATGCATTAATAAGAGCATATATGCGAGAACATGATATAAATGAAGAAAGACCTGATATAAATATTATTCGGCAATGTATTTCATCAGTTGATGAATCTGAAATAGATGATTCAGAAAAATGTGTTATTTGTTTAGATGATTATGATTATGATAATAATATTGGAAAATTAGAGTGTGAGCATAAATATCATCAAAAATGTATTGAACGATGGTTAATGGAAAAAACAATTTGTCCATTATGTAAATATAATGTATTATCATCTACTAATCCTGTATTATTAGATGATAATCCGGAACCTGAAAATAATGAAATGTCGTTAGAAATTGTTATTCGGTAAATTAATAACAGTTCTATTCTCAAATTTATCCATTTTATAATATTATATATTAGATAAAATTATAAAAGAATAATATATTTTAAATTAATTGGTTTATTCGCTGACAGGGAATGATGGTTGCATAGCAATTCCACATTTTCCTTGTTTTTCTTCTACATTTCTTGCTAAACGAATATATCCTTTATCTCCCCACGTTGCTCCCCAAGAATTTTTTACAATCCAGTAATCTTGGCCATTATCTGTTCCATAACCTACTACTAATACACCATGATCTAATTGATATGAAGAAGGATTACCACAATTTCCTGTAAATACTCCACTACGATAAAATTGGAATTCAAATTTATCTGCTTGAATAGCAACACTTACTGGTAATTGAGCAACTGCTTGTTTTAAAGCATCTTCATTATTTTGATCAACATCTGTAAATCCAGCAATAGTCATTACTCTATCACATACTCTACAAGTATCCTCATCCTTTCCTTCATAAGAATATTCTTCTTCTGTACAAATTCCTTTAGAATCAATAACATATTGAAAAGCATAATCCATTAAACCACCATTACAACTTTGATCTCCCTCTGGTTTAGAACAATCCATTAATTGTTGTTCTGAAAAACTTACTAATTTTCCTGTTTTAATAGCATTTAATCCTTCTAATGAACCAGTTGTAGAAAAAGCCCAACAAGAACCACATTGTCCTTGATTTTTAACTGGTGTAACAGCATTTTGACTTCTCCAATCAATTTCATCTACAACATCAGTATCAGTTTCAACAAATACTTTTGTTGAAATTATTGGTTGTTCTCTTAAATGATAATAAGTATTTTTATTATGATATTCATGAGATAATAAGTCTCCAAATTGATTCATCTCTAATTGAAAACTATTTTCTCCATTTCTATTATGTTCTTCAATACGATTATAATTATTATTAAATACAATTCGTCTATACATTTCTTCTTCAGAATTAGTATAAACTTTATTATATTGTGTTTTAAATAATTCAAAATTATCTGAACATTGCCGTAAAGATTGGTCTGCCGTAGATAGACCAAAAATAGTTAATAAAATAAACGAAAATAGGAAAGAAAACATTTTATGATTATTTTTATTAAATTATTCTTATATAATTAAAAGGTAATTTATATGTAAAATATATCTAATTATTATAATATAACTAATATGACAGATAATAAGACAAAGTGGTCGATTGTATTATCCTCAGATTTACATTTTGGTTCTCTTAAATCCGTTAGTGGTGTTGATATTAGAAAAAGAAAGAAGGATCAAGTTCAGCAAATAATTGAGATGAAAGATGAACATAATGTCCAAATGGTTATTTCAGCAGGTGATTTAACTGAATATGGTGTTGATGGTAGATGTTTTTTATGTTTTAGAAAAAATAAAGAAGATGAGTTAAATCCGATGATTCGGAATTGGGTAGAACCAATTGAAAATGCTGGAATTGATGTTTTATTAACTATAGGAAATCACGATACTTATACGGGACATCCATATTTTTATAAACCAGTATTAAAATATATAAAAAAAAAACATAATGCAACATATTATCCATGGATATGGATGAAATATTCTGGTTGTTATACATATACTCGTAATAATATTCTATTCATTTCATTAGGAGTTTATCCTAAACATTTAAAATTTTTAAGAAAAAATTTACCTAAAGATAAAAAATATCCAATTATCATATTTTATCATTATAATACGGTGGATAAAGAAAAATATTCAGATTGGTGGAGTGATAAAGAAAAAGAACAATTTTATCAAGTAATAAAAGATTATAATATTCTTGCAATAATTAATGGACATATTCATGCTACTTATCAGAAAACTTGGAAAGGTTTTACTATGTTAAATGGTGGTGGTTCACAATTATTACGAATGAATATGGAAGATGATAAATTTATAGATGTAAAAATATATAAAAACTAAAATCGATTTAAATATAGGTTACAAAAAATAAGATTTTTATTTTGCGTTGTGATTAACAATGGAACATGATAAATTGTATAAATTATTAGGAAAATATACAGATTCATATATAAAAATGGAAATTCCTGAAGAAATTCCTAAAAAAATAACTATAAGAGAAGATTTAAATAAGTGTATACATATTTATTATGATGCGGAAGAAATTCTCGAAAAGAAATTATGTTTTGAGCAAATTGTAAGAAATGCTAGAGAATATAGAAGAAAACGTAGAAAAAAAATACTTCAATATGGTCGTTTTTTAGTTATAATGTAAAAAAAAAGATAAGTCCCTAAATAAATAGTATATTATACAAATTCCCAATCATCATTTATTTCATCAGAGAAATTTTTTTTCTTTGATGAAATATCCGAAAGTTCGATTCCTTCAAGTTTATCAATCGTTAAATTAATATTATATACTGGTTTATCTTTATAAATTCTAACATTACCAGTATTTTTATCAGTATAAGTTATAAAAGAACCAAGATGTTTTGTAGGTTCTTTTTTAATTTTTCTTTCAATTTCTTTTGGATAATGAAATTTTGGTGCTAAATTATCTGCAAAGTCATAATTTGAAATAACGACAAACATTTTTGCGTTTTGTGTGGTGTTTTGTAGTAACATTAAAAAAAATCAATTTTTTTATATTTTACTAAATATTTAAAATACGACAATAAAATTTAATTTATCCATTCCAGTCCGTTAATTAAACGGGTATCTAATGTTAATATATATTTATTATTTTTAATAATAAAAAAAAATTAATCATAACCTATGCCTAAATCCTCTACTCTGAAATTCTTTCCATACTGTATTCTTGCTAATCTGATTATGGTATCACAACGATATTCATAATGATGGTCAATATATAAAGAATTTTCATCATTTCTTTGATAATACTCAACACTTTCGGTTTCATAAAAACTCCCGGTTGCGATTTCTCTCCTTGATAATTGAAATCCATCCTCTTCATAATATTCATAATAAATATCATTGATTTCATTTATACATTCTTGAAAATCTTCCACATGATACAGTTGATATACATAATCAATAATAATATTTTCTAAAACCGTTGGTAATATTGGGAGTTCATCTTCTGCTGCTTCATTTTCCATTGTTATCTCTAATATTGCTTCATTGACTGCCTCTTCTATTATTATCTGTGATATTTGCTGATTATAATCAGTTGATTGTGTAGTTCCTGACATTTTGACAAAGTTGGAGTTATTAATTATGTAAATACTAAATAAATCAATTTTTATTTGTAAAATGTAATCAATTATCGCAAAGCGGACCAAGGGTCGCGATACGCTCATCTTCGATGGCTATAATCTAGTTCGTATGCTGACATTCTAACAGAATTATAAACATTAAATTCTTTAGAAGAAACATACATTTTATTAAACTCATTTTTTTTTATATATCTTATTAAAAAATCAATAGTTGTTATAAATCCTTTGTTTGTATAACCATCTAAAATTAAATTAACAAATTTAATACTATCTTCATTGTTATTTATATCAAATAATGATGAAATATTATTTGATTTACTTTTGGTAATATCTATGAGAATTTGTGTATAATCATTTATTAAATAAAATGCAATTGCTCTATTAATTATATATGAAACAAAATTTGTACTTTCAGTAATAATTGGATGTTTATTGGTTAGGATACATTTTCCATTTTCTTTTTTTTCACATTTTCTTTCACATATTTCTTTATTAGATGAGATATTCATACATTTTTTATATTTTAAAAATTCATAGAAATTACTAAATCCATAATGAACTATTAATTTTGCCGCTTGATACAATGACCAATATCTTTCATTTTCTAAAATTTTAGAAAAATTATATTTATTTGTTTCAATTGGTATTAATACTGAATTTAATATATTTGCCCCAAGTTCTATAAAAGTTTCATTAATTAATTTAATATCAGCATCATATTCTATAATTTCTTTTATTTTTTGTGAATATATTTCAGATGAATTAGAGGAAATTTCAAATTCAAATGAATGTAATAATTCATGAAGTAAAACTTTCGCAAATTCTTCTAATCTATATATTACTACACCTGTTTCATTGCTAGTAAAATATGTCCATCCACCATTAATATTTTTTGGTTTCAATTGAATTTTATATTCAGGTAATTGTCTTAAATCTTTAGACAATGAAATAGTTAAATCAGTTACCTTTTTAGAAAAGAATTCTTCTAATAATGAAGTTCGTGAAAATATAGTTTTAATAATAGAATCACTTAATTGATTATTTGCATTAGAAAAAATTTTAATATTATCATTAATTTTTATTAAACATGTATTATTATTTATTTCTTCTCTAGTTTTCAAATCTAAAAATGAAGAAAATAAATTTGGATTAATACTTCCACTACATTTGCCAAATTTTTTATCATTTGATAAAATTTTTGGATATATTTGTTTTATTTTTTTTGTTAATTTCTTATAAAATTTATCAGATTTTATGTTGACCTTTGGTAATTTATTGTTTTTTAATATTTCCTTTATTTCTAAAGTTTTTTGTATACACTTTTTTGAATTTTCTAAAATATTAGAATTTGACATATCTATTATTATTAAGTGTGATAATAATTTCTATTTATTACTAATAAAATCAAACAAATCATCCAAGTCCTGATTATTTATATTGTTCTCGTTTTTGTTTTCATTTTTGTTTTCATTTTTGTTTTCATTTTTCTTTTTTTTTTTTGGTGGATTATATTTATTATTATTCGCTTTTCTTGTTAGTTTTCGTTTACTTTGTGATTGTGTTTTTTGTTTCATTTTTCGTGATTTAATTTCTCGTAATAGTTCTTCCTTTTCTTCATTTAGTTTTTGTAATTTAATTTTTCGTTCTAGTTTTTCCTTACTCTGTATAAATTTTTTTAAACTCTGTATAAAATTTTCTAGTGCATTAACCATGTTACTATAGTTGGGAGAATTGATTTCCCATTTGGGAAATCCATCGTAATCTTGCGCGGTATATACAAATGTACCCTTTGTGTGTCCACTATCGAAACCATTTACACCATATACATGATATTTATATTCCTTGCTTTTGCCTAGCTGCGTAGCATGTATATCCCATATAGTGTTATTATTAAATTTTACTGTATTAGAACTTAAAATTTGTTGGTACTTGTTATGGAGTTTTTTATATGGAAGAATATTTTTCGTTCTTTGCGAATTTTTATCTATACGAGTAATTTTTATACCTAGATAGTTAGGGTGCTTATGATACACTATCGTCTGAGAACCATCATTTTTTTTTTTTTTCCTGTAATTTATGTTTTCCGAATATATCCATCCACCGATTCTCGGTGGCGGAACATTATTATTTAAAAATTCTGTTAAATTATCATTATATTCTACGTGTGATTCAGAGTATCCACCACGTTGAATCTTGTTTTTTTTCTGACTCTTGTTTTTTTTCTTTGTTACTTTAAGAATTTGTGGCAATCCACTCTTTAATTTTTTACCGGAATATTTGTATCCTTTTTTTAATTTTCCTTTATTTCCACCACTTTGAATTATACCTTGATGTTTTCTTGTTTTTTTTGACTTTGTTGACATTATATTATACAATATAATAGGATAAAAATATCTCTTATATATATATTTTATAAATTAAATAATATATGGCCAATAATACAGACGATTCATTATTTCAAAAATCACTAAAAAGAGCACTTGGGGGAGGTGTATCTGGTAGTCTTGCTATGGTTACACAAGTTTGTTCTCTTATGTGGGTAAGAACGACAATGAATTACCAATATAGAAATGGACATACAACAAGCGTTGCTCTTAAAAATTTATATAGAGAAGGTGGAATTAGACGTTTTTATAGAGGATTAGCACCTGCTTTAGTTCAAGGTCCATTAGCCAGATTTGGCGATACTGCCGCAAATGCAGGAGTAATATATGCATTAAATGAAAATCCAAATACTAAAAACTTATCAATTTCAACAAAAACATTTTGTGCTTCAAGTGCTGCAGCACTTTGGAGAATTTGTTTAATGCCTATTGATGCTGTTAAAACAAATATGCAAGTTCATGGAAAAGTTGGAGTTGAACAATTATTTTCAAAAGTAAAAACAAGTGGTCCAAGAGTTTTATATCATGGTTCATTGGCAGCATATTCAGCAACATTTGTAGGACATTATCCTTGGTTTGTAACATATAATTATTTGAATGCTTATTTACCCAAATCTGATGATATGTTACAAAATTTAGCACGTAATGCCACAATTGGATTTAGTTCTTCAGTATGTTCTGATTGTTGTTCAAATTCTATAAGAGTTGTAAAAACTTATAAACAATCAAGTAAAATACCAGTCAGTTATCCAGAATCTGTAAAACAGGTTATACAAAAAGATGGTATAATGGGATTATTTGGGCGTGGATTAAAAACACGAATTTTAGGAAATGGGTTACAAGGAATTATGTTTACAATTGTTTATAAAGGAATTGAAAAAAAATTAAATGAAAAATATTAAACATTTGCTCTGTTTCCAGCTGCTCCAACTTGATTTTCGCCTTTAAATTCAACCCAACCATCATAATCAGTGGCGATTACTACAAAACCTGCTAAATTATTAATAAACATTACAAAAGCAAAAATTACATGAAAATAATTAAAAACTCCAATAGCACTTGAACTAAAAACATCTCCACCAAAATATGCCCATGCTACAATTGTTGCTGCCAAATCAGTATTTACTGTTAATAAACTTGTTTCGACTACATTAGATCTTTTAGTAATTGCCCACCCAAGAGTGCATAAATTAATGCAACAAAATACTTGAGATAAGAGAGAAAAATCTCTGATTTTTCCTTCAGTATCATCAACTAACATACAAATAACAGTAGTTGTATAAAAAGCAAGCCACATGGTCAGCATACCAAGCGATCCCATTTTATCAACCATACCAAATATTACATCAAATTTAGACATTATGTTTTTTTTTATATTTATATTTAACTAAATCTTTATTTTATTTAATATATAAATATATCTAACTAATACGTTGTATATAACTTAAATGAATAATCCAGTAATAATTGATACTGATGGTGGTGGTGATGATACTTTTTGTATTGGTAATATGTTAAGATTACATAAATTAGGTAAATGTAATATTATAGGAATTACAACTGTATGTGGTAATATAAAATCAGATGATTGTTTTCAAACAATAAGTGTTTTAGTTAAAGAATTATTTGGAATTCATGACATACCTATTTTTGAATCTAAAACTTCTGCGAAATTTAATAATAAATGTTCATATTTTTATGGTAAAGATGGACATTATGGAAAGATAAAAGAAATTTCAAAAAAAGTATATACTAGTTCTGAATCTGCGGAGTCTTTTTTAAGTCGTAAGTTAAAGGAAATTGATAATTTAACTATAATTGCTATTGGACCATTAACAAATTTACATACTTGCGAACAAGTTGAAAAGGGTATTTTGAATAAGGCTAAAGAAATATTAATTATGGGTGGTGCTGTAAAAGTTCCTGGAAATATTACACCAGAATCTGAATATAATTTCTATATTGATGAAGAAGCAACTAAATCAGTTCTTAAATGTAAAAATATTGTACTATTTCCATTAGATATTACTCATAAATTAAGATTTGATATTCCAAAGATGATTGAAAAATGTTCTGGAATTAAATATGAGAATTTTTTTAAACATATTATATCTAAAATTTTTAGTCAATCTGTCAAATATAATGAAGTAGATCCAAATGATACAAAATTAATTATTCATGATGTAGTAGTTGCGATATATTATATTCGTAGAGACATTTTTAAGGTTGAAAATGAAAAAATAATAGTAATGAATAAAGGACATATTAAGATAAATGAAAATGGCAGTTTAATAAAAGTTGCGTATGATTGTATTGATCATAAAATTGCTAATGAAATTTTATCTGGAATATTTAGTTTAGTATAGAATTTTAGTTAAATTATACATTTACATATTAATAAATAATTATTTAAACATTAATATGTAAATTAAATTATTACATTAATGGAAGAACTTCGCTGTATAAATACTCTTCGTTGCCTATCGATAGATATGGTACAAAAAGCTAATTCTGGTCATCCAGGAATGCCTCTTGGAATGGCACCAGCTATGCATATACTATATTCTCGTATTTTAAAATTTTCTTCAAAGCATAGTAAATGGTCTTCGCGAGACCGTTTTGTTTTATCCAATGGACACGGTTGTGCTTTACTTTATTCTATGTTACATTTAGCTGGATATAACGTATCATTAGATGATTTAAAGAATTTTAGACAATCTGGGAGTAATACACCAGGGCATCCAGAAATAAATATTACAGATGGTGTTGAGGCAACAACTGGTCCTTTAGGACAAGGTATTGCTAATGCGGTTGGAATGGCAATTTCACAAGAACATATCGCAGCACGTTTTAATAAACCAAATTTTCCAATTGCTGATTCAAAAATTTATGTATTTTGTGGAGATGGTTGTTTACAGGAAGGAATTTCATCTGAAGCTTGTTCTCTTGCTGGACATTTAAAATTAAAAAATTTAATTATTATTTATGATGATAATAGTATTACAATTGATGGTAATACTTCATTATCATTTTCAGAAGATATACCAATGCGATTTAAGTCTTGTGGTTGGAATACAATTACAGTAGAAAATGGAAATGAAGACATTGATGCTATTGAAAATGCTATTAGAGAAGCACAAGAAAGTGATCGTCCTACAATTATTTCTTTAAAGACATATATAGGATATAAATCTCCATTTGAAAATACATCTAAAGCACATGGTGCTCCACTTGGAATTAATGGAGTATCTGCTACTAAAGACGCTCTAAATATGGATAGTTCAAAATCTTTTGAAATTCCAAATGATGTAAAAGAGTTTTATGCTAATGTTATTGAAAAAGGGAATAAATTTTATGATGATTGGGAAAAAATGTTTACAGAATATTCTAAACAATGGCCAAATGAAGCAGCAGAATATAATCGTATTTTTATTGAAAAAAAATTACCAAATAATTGGAAAGAATGCTTAGATCAATTTAATGATGATAATTCAAATGTTGCTACTAGATCAATTTCTGGAAAAATTTTGAAAGTAATTGCTGATTGTGTTCCAGAACTTGTTGGTGGTTGTGCTGATTTGACACCATCTTGTAAAACAAGTTTTAATACTGTAGATTTTCAACCTGGTTCTTATCATGGAAGATATTTTCGTTTTGGTATTCGGGAACATGCTATGATAGCAATATGTAACGGAATTTCATATTATGGTGGATTAATTCCATTTTCGGCAACATTTTTAAATTTTATTACATATGCGTGGGGTGCCGTTCGTGTTGGGGCACTTTCGCATGCTCGTCAAATTTATATAATGACACATGATTCAATTGCTCTTGGTGAGGATGGTCCAACTCATCAGCCAGTAGAAGTATTACCCTTATTACGTGCAACACCAAATCTTGTTACATTTCGTCCAGCTGATGTTCGTGAAGTTATTGCATCATATGAATTTGCTTTTGAAAATCAAACTACCCCAATTGTATTATCTTTAACTAGACAATCGGTTCCATCATTAGTACAATCGGATAGATATAAGGCATTAAAAGGAGCATATATTTTACAACAAACAAGTGAAGGATTACCAGATATTATACTTATAGGTTCTGGTTCAGAAGTTCATTTGCTAGTAGAAACATCTGTAAAATTAGAAAAAAAGGGAATGAATGTTCGTATAGTCTCAAGTCCTTCCCTTGATGTTTTTGAACAACAATCAATTGAATATAGGCGAAAAATACTAGTACCAGATGTACCAGTTGTTTCAGTAGAAGCATCATCAACATTTGGTTGGGCAAAATATGCTCATTATAATATAGGTATGACTACATTTGGTGCTTCGGCACCTGGTAGTGAAAATATGAAAAGATTTGGATTTACTTCTGAAAACATACTTGAAAAGATTATTTCATTATTTGGTGAAATTACAAATAATAAATTTCATACAATTGGATTACTAGAATGTCAAAGAAGATGAATGAAATATTATTATTCATTAATTATAATTGCGTTGGGTTGTTTATTTTGTAATAAATTTAATGTAGAATCTTTTTATAATTTTTTACGCCATATTCAATATATCATATGATTTATGATGTGAGCCAAAAATGAATATTAGTATTTGGAATAATTCAAAAATCGTTGTATCGTATAATTATTTTGTGACAATTATATATATAACAAACAATTAATTATGGGTTTTATGATGAGCGTAATTAGAGGATTACTCTTAACAATTTTTGTAGTACTTACTCCATTATCACTTACTAATTTATTAGAATATTTATTAACACTTGGATTTGAAATCCCTTGGCCATTAGATATGATATTTGTTCCAATGCTAACATTTATTACTTTATTGCTTATAACTTTTTTATTTAAAATTTGGTTTGTAATTCAAGAATGTCCAAAAAAAAAGAAAAAATGGGGTGGTATTTTTTGGGCATCAGTTTGGAGTCCATTTTTTGCAATGGCTGGTTCTATTGCACTTAATTTTGTTCCATTTTTAAAAGCTCCATTAATGGCATTGGAAGTACTTGGTGAACTTATTCATCCATTCTTTTCAAAAGTACCAGAAGGTATGACATATTTACCAGGACATTTCTTTGGGCTTGTTATTACAAGTATTTTTGGTAAAATGATGATGGGATGTTGATTATATTCTTATTCAATTTTATAAAATTATTAGAATATATTTATAAATTATATATTATTTGATTAAAATAAAATAAAATAATATATAATTATATATAGTTATAATGACAACATTAACACAAATAGTTGGAGATAATTATGAAGATCAAAATAATAATAATAAGAAATATGATTGTAAAGAAGTGGAAGAGCCGGTTGTGAACAAGGATGGATATTTTTTTGGTCAAGGAGACTCAGGAAAAAAAATTGGAATAGCGGGAATATGTATAGTGTTCTCCCTGGCATTTTTATTTTTTGCAGTAAATTTTTTTACTTCAGGTGATAAAGATGGAGATAAAATTAGTGATATAATTCATGTATTTGGATTTTCTTTTTGGAATCTATGTTTTTTATTATTAATTTTTGGAATCGCACCATTTGGATATCAATTTTGGGTAGGAAAATGTAAAGGAAAACATCCAGGAACTATTTCTCCGAAGATAGATAAATTTTTAGCAGCAATACCATTTATAGCATCCATTGTATTAGTATTTTATCCTGCATCATTATTATTATCGGGTGGTATTACTAACTGGGAGGATAAAGCAGTATTAATAGGAATATTCGGAGTATTTACTATTTATTCTTTAACAGAATATTGGCCAGCTTATATTGCGTCAGTTACATCAAAGGATTGTACAGCTATAGGACAACAATTTACACATTCTGTTATCAAGACTGGCGGTATTTGGTTGGGATATGCCTTTATTGCCGCTTTAGTTATTGCAATATTCTGCCAATGGGTATATATGGTTTTTAATGGAAAAATAGACTTTTATCATGATTTAAGTCCATTATCAGTGGTTAATAATATAATAATTACATGTGGATTATTTTTAACTAATATTTTCGGTGGTAATAAATTTTATGAAGTAAGAGAAATGATGAAGATGCGTTAAAATAAATTTTTCAACTTAAAAATATTTATGAAATTTTTAATTATTTTATAATTTATAAAATAAATTATAAAATAATTGAATTTAATTATGTCGGTATATAAGATAAAATATATTAAAATCTTCTTCTTCTTCTTTTTCTTCTACCACCGATTTGTTTTTGTAGTTTATTTCTAAAATCTGTATATGATGTTTCTTCTGGAGTTTGAACT